TCTTATCCTTCTTCCTTTCTACATTAGAAGCCTCGTAAGCCTGTTCAGCCTGAAGCCTGGAAAGAATAATAGTCTCTAAAATTTTTCCTACTTCAGGATACTGCTTCATAAGCACCTGTAAATCTGCTCCGGTTGGTTGCATGTTCTTGCCCTCTACGGCTTTTGGTATTTAGCCTTTACTGCTGCAATGTGGTCTAACCAAGTGGTTGTCCCGTTTACAGCGTCTTTATATTGCATGTCTAACTGGTCGCCAATAGAACCATACGCTTCTCTACGGAACTCTGCATAGTTAGCGTGTTTGCCACCGTCAGATTCAACCGCCTTCACAACTTCTTTTGCTTGGCTTGCTCTCGCCCAGTCATCAATCGTGGCGTTGTATTCTTTGGAGTTAAGCTCTACAGAAACACCATTCACGTTCTTTGTTAGTGTTGGGTTCTCTGCTTTGAGTTGGGATTTCCATTGCTTTAGTGTTGCCATTAGCTTACTCCGTACATGTAGATTGTACCTGCGTCGATATTGCCACTACTCATCCTGAACCTTATCTCATCTATGGGGGTAGTATCGTTTATATAACCTGCGGTAAATGAGTCCATAGTATATTCAGAACTATGATGGGTCGAATTAGTTCTTGCTATGAAATGTTTTACATAAGTGGAACTTGAAGGTTCGTATATAGTCAGGACGCCAGAACACCCATCTCTTGTGTCAGCATCAATGTTATGTGTCAGTCTGCAATGATTTGCTGATTGTGCTAAGTCGTTACCGTCACTGTACCCAAGATTTGAGTCAGTACCAGCTTCATTGTGATAAGGATTAAAATAAGTATTAGTTATTAGAGATGTATCGTAATCACCGCCAGCGTCATCCGTAGCATTTACTTGGAACTCAAAATTATCCCCGCTATTTTGAGGGTGCATATTGACGTAATAAAACTTATACTCGTTGTAGGTGTTATCAAACACAACATCGGATGTGCCATCTACAAATGAAATTACTGCTGGAGAACCTGAAGCCGTTGCAGATTTGATAAACGTAAGTCCCATTACGACACTCCAAACATTTTGATTGTACCCGCTTGTATGTTCCCCGAATCAAACTTAAATCTTATTCTAGTAATAGCAGTCGCTGTATCAATATAACCAGCGCAAAAACTATCCATCATTATGTCGGATTCGTGAACTTCAGACATGCGTGAGGTAAAGTGCTTTACATGAGTGCCGTTAGAAGGGTCGTAAAGTGTAAATACACCGCTTACGCTTTCGTCATCTTCGTAGCCTAAGTCATTGCAAAGTAATTGAAGCGTTTGGTCTGCTGGCTTTTGGTCATAACTAGCAACGTAAGCAAGCTCTTCGTCTGACCCATCTTCATGGTTTTTAGCCCTAAAGAAACTAGAAGCTATAGGTTGTTCGTAAGTTGAGTTACTTCCGGTTTCTGCTTGAAATCCAATAGCTACAGCATTAGTAGCAGGATGTAAATTCACTAGATGAAACTGATATTCCTTATAAGTGTCATCAATTCCAGAAGTAATATCCACTGACGTAACAGCCGTGTCCGACGGAGTTATATTGAGTGGTGTAGAAATAAGTGTTAGTGCCATTACGATTTCGCTATCCCGTACATTCTAATCTCACCAGTTGCTATGTTCCCCGATGACATTTTGAATTGAATCTCATCAATAGCTGTTGTTGTATTTACATACCCTGCTACGTATGTGTCCATAATAATGTCTGATTCGTGAGCTTCAACTAACTGAGCCTGAAAATGTTTTACATACGTGCCACTTGAAGGACCGTACAAGGTAAGAATACCACTTGTAGAATGTGTGGCATCAGTTGAAGTTCCGTTACCTAATGGCTGAAAAGATGCGTCTGCGGTTGCACGGTCATACCCAGCAATATAAGCAATTTCTTGAGCCGAACCATCTTCGTGATGCTTTGTCCTGAAAAAGGTTGTTACCATTGCTTCGTTATAGCCAGAGCCACCAGCTGCATTTACTTGGAATCTAAGGTCTACAGCGTCGTTTCCGGGGTGGATATTAATAAAGTGAAACTCGTATACGTCGTAAGTGCTGTCAATGCCAGAGGTAAAAGATAATACTGAACTGTCGGTTGCCGTAGCTGAAGCAATAAACGTATGAGCTTCAGGCAATACGCCAGTGAACTCAAGCCCGTTTAACTTCTCGATATTGTCGTCGGTCTTGCCACTAAACTTTTCAATACTGGCAATCGCAATGCCATTTACTTTTTCAACTTGGTTAGCCATTTACGCATGCTCGATTACATCTATGCTTGGCATTACCAAGACACAATCATCTGAAACTGCAATACCTATTCGCTGGACGTAATCTCCGTCTGTGCTTGGTGCGGTTGGCGTAAGCGCACCAGCGGATTCTCCCACATATACGGGGTCGCCAGCAGTAAACGCTTCTGCATCCATTCTCCAAATGCCATGCGTCAGGACATATACATCGTCACCGTCGCTGCCTCCAGCGTTGGTTGCGATGCCAATGCAAGGGTCGGTAACACTACTAACTTGAGCGTTTGCCTGTGCTACCTTACCGCTACTGTTTATGTACACAGCATCTCCAGCACTTACACTACCTGCGCTATCAAATCCAATGACAACTCCATAGCCCGTTGTATTGCTAGCAGGTTCGGCAGTAGCCATTCTTGAACCGCCAAGTTTTATGTATTTGGCATCGGCTGTTGATATGTCACCCGCAGGACTTAAGTTACCTGTAGAGACAGCACCAGTTGTGTCAAATGTGCTTGCACCAATATTAATGTTTCCAAAGTTAGAAGTTATAGACCCAGCGTCTAATGCCCCAACCTCTGTCACATTGGCAACAGTCGTTATAGATGCTTGTGTGCCTCCTGTAACGGTAGCTGCTGTACCGCTTGCGTTACCTGTGACATCACCTGTGACATCACCTGTGAGGTCGCCTTCAAACGCACTTGCAACTAGGGTTCCTAACGTAAACCCAGAAGTTGTATTTACTGTAGTTCCCGGTACTTCATGGCTATTTCCAGTTGTTGCAAATAATTTCCATTTATCTGAATCACTGGCATCTCTAAACAGCCCGGCATACTTAGTGCCACTATCTACATATTTGGCATAAAACCCAACATCAATACTATCCGCGCTATTTCCTGTAGCTAAAGCAATCAAGGGGTCTTCAACAGCCAGCGTTGCAGTATCAACAGTGGTTGTAGTTCCGTTGATAGTTAGGTTCCCGCCTACGGTAGCGTTACCAGAAATGTCCACAGCACCATTAATATCTATGGTAGTAGCGTTAATTTCAATTTCAGTATCTGAAACCAGATCAAGTACGCCGTCAGCAGACTGATGAATATAAGTGCCACTATCGCCAAACTGAAGTTGCCTGGTGCTATTAAGAAGTACCCCTGTGTCAGCAACATGTGTCAGGGTTACATCTTGGTCATCTCCAAGATTTATAACTGCACCGTCTGCTAGGAATAGATCAGTAAACTGTAAAGAAGAAGTCCCTAAGTAAGCACCATCAGAGGCGTCAGGAGCAAAGCCTGTTGTGGCTGTTATTACTGTGCCCTGAACAGTGCCTGAA